GCCGCTGGGTTTCGAACCCAGGTCCTGTTCAGAATCTAACATCGACAATATTATTTTAGTATAATTTGGAAAATTTGTCTACTTGGTTTGAAGTGGTGGCACAGACGAAGCAGGCTGTATGCCTGTGGTCCCTTTGATATAGTTGTCAGTTGCGGCTTTGTGGGCCTTTCCAATAGTAACAACAGTTGACTTATTAAATGTAAAGTTTTTGGTAAAGTCGGCCATCATGATGTATTGAGTCATGCCCAATCCATCTTTCGTCATTGTAAGTGCTAAAGGCTTTGACACAGTGATGCCCATGTTGTCTTCTTCAATAAACTTTGCAATTACTTCATCGCCACCAGTTATCCTGATTGCAACAATATCATTGGCTTTATATCCAGGATCAACTAACATTATAATTTAAATCCTGCAAGTGTGTCCTTGTCGACATCCTGTTTGACTCCACCAATAATATATGATTCAACTTCAGTTTCCTGTGGCGCAACTTGTAGGCCTGCTGATGATAACCAATGTTGTGTCCAAGGAAGTGGATTGGCATTCAATGGTCTATCGAATAATGGATCAAATCCAATGGCTTTTATTCTTTTGTTTGCAACAAATTCTACATAATCGCCCAACAGTTTTTCGTTCAAGCCGATTATTGTGCCTTCTTTCATAAGATGCTTTGCCCATGCTTTTTCTTCTTCAACACATAGTTTATACATGCTACGCACAGTGTCTTTGCATTCTTCTGTAATTTTTTTCATTTGTGGATCATCACCTTCTTGCCACTTTTTTATAATTTGTGTTGATAAGTTTAGATGTGTTGCTTCATCTCTTGCAATAAATGAAATAATCTTTGCTGAACCTTCCATCAGTTTTAGTTCACCAAATGCAAATGTACAGGCGAAAGAAACATAAAACCTAAGGCCTTCTAATATATTAACGTTCACCATTGCAAGATACAATTGTTTTTTGACTTCATACAAATCACCTTTGCCTTTTACAAAATAATCTTGTGCTAGTTCCGAAAATTTATCATAGTTTTCTGTGACAGATATCGCTCTCTTAACTATTTCATCGTCATTCAAAATTGTATCAAACACTTCTGATGGATCTGCATAAACATTTTTCATAATATATGTGTATGATCTTGAATGGATAGTTTCCATAAAGTCCCAAGTAATGATACAACCTTCTAGTTCTGGAATAGAACAATAAGGCAAAAAGGATAAACAAGGGCCTCTGCCCTGTACAGAATCTAATAGAGTTTGATATTTCAAATTTGCTGTAAAAATATGTTTTTGTTCTGGCCTAAAAGTCTGATAATCAGCACGATCTTTTTGTAGTGATATTTCTTCAGGTCTCCAAAAGTAACCTAACATTCTTTGATTAAGTTTATCAAATTCAGGATATTTAAATTGATCATATCGTTGTGTATTTTGATCTTCGCCAAAGAACATTGGCTGTTTTGTAAAGTCTACTTCATTTCTATTGAATACTGTTTTGCTCATTGTGTTCCTATTGTATATTGAATTATATTTTTTGTCAAATACTTATTTTGTTAGCCGTGAAAAATTTTCCTACACTATAATTAATCTCATTAATCCAATGTTGCTTGTGTGTCAATAATATTTGGTTGCGTAGATGTCTGGCGGCAGTTATATTCCTCATTTGATTGTAGTTACGCCAACTTGCACATTGATCTATGGCTTTAATGATCAGGTCAAATCGCTTGACTGTATCAGATTCTTCATCATAAGAATGTGTTAATAAATCATCATACACATCTAGTCCATGTTCACGCATTAGGTTCACTGTACCCTTGCATGACACTATGACTGGAATAGTTCCATAGAATAAACTATGCCAACTTTTTTCAGTTGCAAATTGGGTGTTTTGATACAAATAATCTGTTTCAGTAACAATGGTGCACAATGCATTGGTATGTAAAGTTTCTATGTTTTGTTCTTGATCAAATTGTTGTTGTGGTTGATCGATATAGTGTGGAGTTGTAAATGGCACATTGTGTGTTTGTCCCATAGGATATATTTTTTGTGCCTTTTGTATGCTTTTAGGACTTAATTGTCCACGATAACTCCAATGTGTGCGTTTTATATAATTTTTGTCATGTAACATCTTAATAATTGCATATCGATGAGGCTTGTCAAAATTGTTTAGACATAAAAATTGATACTCCGGCTGTGCAACATATTTGGGTAGCCTTTTGATTGACACATAAAACCAAACATACCATGGCGCATATGCATGGGGTAATCCGTATTTGGAAAATAATGTATCGTCTTTAGTGTTGTCTAACACTATGCATCTATCTAATAATTGATGTGTTTTAAGATTATTGTAAAGTTCTACAAAGTCATTATGATCATGTACATGTTCACATGTTTTATCAATGATAACAAACATGTTTGATTCTTTTGCGTGTTCAAGATGTTCATCAAGAGTGTATTCAGAATATTGTGGATTAAATTTAATTAAGTCATAAGGCACCGCAATTACATCCGTAGTAATGTTAGTATGGATGCCCCCAAGTATTGGCCAGGTTGCCCCTAAATTTTGATATGAGGATTTATAACAACAATAAAAGTTGTCCCACTTTTTGTAATAATAATCTTTTATGCTAGATGGCGCAGGCATCACAGGTTTCGTCATCTTCAACAGCAGGAATATCTTCTGCTATCTCTTGCACTGTATCTTGTATGCCTTGTGGTTGAACTGTGTCTTCTTCGCCTTTATAATCATATGTGTTTTGATAGTAAGAAGTTTTCCATCCTAATTTGTACGTAGTCAACAGGTCTTTAATCATAACACTCATTGGCACTTCGTTGTTTTCATAGTGTAGTGGATTGTATGACCAGTTGCCAGATATTGCTTGGTCGAAAAACTTTTGCATCACTGATACTATATTAATGTATCCTTCGTTTGATGGCATGTCCCATAATAAAGTGTAATAATTTTTTAGTGTTTGATACTGTGGCACCACTTGTTTTAATGGCCCTTTTTTAGATTTTTTAGTTGACAGCAATGCACGTGGTGGTTCAATTCCATTTGTTGCATTTGATACAACAGAAGATGATTCTGATGGCATCTGTGCAGACAGAGTAGAATGTCGAAGTCCATGTTGCTTTATTTCTTTACGTAACCATTTCCAATCACAAGTGTATGTAAATTTTGCAAGATCATCAACATCTTTTTTATAGGTATCAATTGGTAATATGCCTTCAGCATACTTTGTGCGTTCATAATAATCACATGCACCACGCTCTTTGGCAAGATTCATAGATGCTTTTAGTAGATAGTATTGGAAACATTCTGTTAGTTCATGCACAAGTGGAAGTGCTTCTTTGTCTGAATATTTTACTTTGTTTTTTGCAAGAAAGTGTGCCAGTCCAATGTATCCAACACCTAATGATCTCCTTGCTTTTGTTGATATTTCTGCCGCCTTAACAGGATATCCTTGATAATCGATTATTTGGTCAAGTGCCCTTACAGAAAGATCACACAAGTTTTCAAGATCTTCAAATTGTTTAATTGTTCCTACATTAATAGCAGAAAGAATACAAAGTGCTATTTCTCCCTTATCATCATCTACGTGTTGGATAGGCACAGTGGGTAATGTTATTTCTTGGCATAGATTAGACATGCGTACAGGATCTTTGAAGGAAGAATGACTGTTTGCATGATCAATATTCATGATATAAATCCTTCCTGTCTCTGCTCTTTCTTTTAACAGTGCAGAAAATAAATCCATTGCTTTAATTTTTTTCTTAGGTGTTTTTCTGTCTGCTTCATACTTTACATAAAGTTCATCAAAACGTTCGTTGTCAAGTCCAAAAGCTTCATATAAGTCTGGTGCATCATGTGGTGAAAACAAAGTTATATCGCCATCTTGTAAAACTCTTTCATAAAAAATTTTTGATATTTGTATGGAGTAATCTAGTTTTCTAACACGATTGTCTTCTGTGCCTTTGTTATTTTTTAATACAAGTATGTCTTCAATTTCTTGGTGCCAAATAGGAAAATGCACTGTTGCTGATCCACCTCTGATTCCATTTTGTGTGCAAGAACGCACGGTAGATTCAAAAACTTTAAGAAAAGGAATCACTCCTGTGTGTGCAACCTCTCCACCTCTAATTTTTGAGTTGATACCTCTAATGCGTCCTAAGTTTAATCCAATGCCAGCTCTCTGTGCAATATAATATCCTACAGCAGAATTGGAGGAAAAAATAGAAGGCAATGTATCATCAACATCAACTAAAACACATGAAGCAAACTGTTTGATAGGAGTTCTGACTCCACCCATAACAGGAGTTGGAATATTAATTTGAAATGTTGAAATGGCGTCATAATATTTTTTAATATAAGACATGCGTGTGTCTTCTGGATAATCAGCAAACAGTGTTGCCGCTATCATCATGTACATGAACTGTGGAGTTTCATATACTTCGCCTGTGCTTCTATCTTGCACAAGATATTTGTCTACCACTTGACGGAGTCCAGCAAAAGTAAAGTCAAGATCTCTGTCATGTTTGATCCAAGTGTTTAATTTTTTTAATTCTGTTTTTGAATATTTTTCAATAATTTGTTTGTCATACACGCCACGCTTTACGTTTTGTATGATTACATTCACAAAATGCTTTGGCTGGAACTGCCCGAAAACTTCTTTATACACGTTCCATAACAATAATCTTGCCGCCGCATATTGATAGTTGGGTGCTTCTAAACTGATTAGATCATTTGCTGAGCGTATCAATATTTCTTGTATGTCTTTAGATGACATGTTATTTGTAAACTGTATGTGTGAATTCATTTCTATTTGAGATGCACTAACTCCTGTAAGTCCTTCTGTCGCTTGTTCAACAACAAAGTGCATCTTATCTAGGTCAAGCGGTTCCTTGGACCCATCACGTTTGAGTATTTGTATTTCGTTTGCTTTGTTCATTATTTTTTAATTTTAGTCTTAGATAAGTGTGATACTTAGTATATGACCTAAAGGCTCTTTAGTAAATGATAATATTAGGTAATATGTGGATAAATTAGACGTATCTTAAAATTCTATATTTTAAAGTTGCTGTTGTGTCGTTGGTCGAATCATATTGTAACACGCCCGCTGTGGTCACTTGAAACACAATGCCGCTGTCAGCATTTTCAGTAAAGTCATCAGTGAACACCATGTTAGCATTAATGCTTACAGCAGTAATAACACCGATACGTTTTTTTGTGCTGGAACCAGTGCTTCGTGTAATGGTGTAATGAAACTGCACTTGGTTCTCTCTTTGATTATCAAACTGCACAGGTGAGCCAGTGGCATTGTTTAGAACATCAACAAAACCCGATGTATTATTGTTAAGCGTTACTGCTTCTTCAACTGGCCCCTCATGGTAGATGGAACCTGCAAAATTACTCAATGTATCTGATCTATGGAAAAAGTTTCCATAGGCAAAATTGTTTCCGTGTTCAAAGTTTATCGATGGTCTTTCTGCT